TGCCGGCTCTCTGGCCGGCGTTCGGGAGGATCTGCAGCAACTGCTGCGATGTGATGGACATTCGGTTTTCTCCAAACAAAAAACTCGGGGCTACCGAGGAAAAACATTATGTGTCCTCCCTATAACTGAAACCGTCAGTTAGGCATCAATTAAACAAGGAGGCTTTATGAATATGAAGTGCGTGATGTTGCTGATGATTGCGCTGATTTCTGGGTGTGCAAACTACAGCCCCGGCAAATTCGGTGGTACAGAGAACCCTCGCAACATATCCTGCAACGCGACCCCGCCAAATCAGCCTGGATGCTATGGAGCAACCACAAAATACCGGCTGTTCAATTGATCATTGGCTGACACGTCAAAGCTGCTCTTGAAGATCGTTCATGGGTGCGGCGGCTATCGTCGGAATAGCAGGAGCATCGGGCCAGACAGGCGCCTGATGCCATGTAGCTTGGGCGGTAACCTTGCCCAGCGCGAACTTGTAGGCCTTCCACGTCCTGAGAACAGGGGCAAGCGCCGTAGCCTCTTCCTCTTCCTGCTTGGTCGCCTCTCCGGCCTCGATTCCATAGCCCAGCGTTTCAATGCGGTCCTGAATGCGGGCGATCTGTTGAGCGGCCGCACTGCTCCGCTCGAGCAAATCACTCTTCGCCTTGGCTAGGGATCGAGCTTCGGAAGCTGCCTCTTTCATTTCTTTGGTAATTAATTGGGCCCAGTCAATATTGGACATATGTTCAGGTCCTTTAAGCCGTTTCGATCAGAGGGAGCGCTTTCGGAAACTGGACAATACCGTCAGGCACATCAGTCAGGTCCGCGGGGTAGGCTTGCTCAGGGCTGTAATTTGCGGGAACAGGTAAAATCAGGCATACGACAAGTTGCCCGCCATCAACATTAACGTCATCCCATATCCATTCACATGCAATGGCAGACCTCGGCAACGTACCCCCTTCTTGCATTGGCGAAAAGTCGAACGTATCTCCATTAATCTTCAATGCCATGCCATTTTTTTCTACAACAAATTCATCATCCCGTCGCTGGGGAGCTATTTTGATAATCATTAGAACCACCTGCCAACGGCTATATAACAAAGGTACGAAGAAGCGGTACTCGATGGGGAAACAACTCGACCGATGATGCCCGTAGCAGTGGCACTACCATCGGATGCCCCCCAACAAAAGTAACCATTAGAGGTGATGGCCTGCATCGTCACTGCCGGAACAGCAGCAAATGGTGCAGGAAATACGAAAGAAACACCGCCTGAGTAGAAGATCGGTCCACCGCCCTGGCTAGCCGCCATTGGGGTTGGCGATATCCCTCGGCAAATCATTGTGCCGTCCAAATACTTTGTGAACGTGCCGCCGTTCAAATTACCCGTTTCTATTATAGCGCCTGTGGGCAAGCCTCCTGACTGTGAAACAGTTCCGACCGCGTTGCCTTCGTGGTAAATCGTTCGCGCTACAGCGCCCATCGAAAACCCGCCAATCTTGAATTTATTATCGGTATCAATACCTAAGTGAAGTCCAAATGATCCATCCCGAATAAAGGTCATGACCGCAGATGCGTTATTGTTGTTGCCATTGCCAATCCGCAGAGCTGTATTGCCGTCGTTGTTAGAAGAACTGATCGCAGCTATACCTGGCGGCGCCCCAGAAAAAAGACTTGTGCCTATGGATGAGTTGCCTACCCCGAGGCGGATACCACCAAGAGCCTGGATTGCTTCGCCTGCCGTCTTCCTACCGGTGCCGCCCTGCTCGATTGTCAAAGCTGTTGTAAGGCCAGACAAGGAAACGATGTCGCCGTTATTCCCGCTGGCGGCGGCCGCAAGTGCTGCGCGTACGCCCTCGCGCGTACCAGAAGTGCCCAGCACCGCAAGCGTAGATCCGAACTGGTTGACCAGCGCCCGGAGCGCATCAGCAGAATCCTTTACGTAGCCCTGCATCGGAGCAAGCGCGTACCCGCCCGCGTTGTTGGTGGAGCCCTGATAGTTCGGCGCAATCGACATCGCGGTATTGCTGGCGATGTTGGTCACCTCATACCAGCCACCATCAGGCCCGCGAAAGCCATCACCTACCCGGCTGTTTGCAATGAATGCGGTATTGCTGCCAATGACCGCGTTCGAATTTTGGGTGACGGAAACCGTCCCCGACTTGTACCAAGGCATGATGTTTACTCAATCAATTGATGGGTCAGACGTTCATCTTTGCAAAGACTGCTGGCAGAAAAAATGCTGTCGGATTAGCTGGCGCAGTGGTGATTGCATAAAGCTTATTATTCGGAAAGTCCCACCAGCAATACAGCCCTCTTGATATCCCACTACCCGAGTTCAGCCCCATTCCGAACGAGTTAATAAGTAGATATTCGCTCTCGGGAAAATTAAAAGGCACCGAGTAATAGCAGCGAACAAAGTTTTGCGACGAATAATCGTACCGCTCATAACTCCAGTTTTGAAACGCGCGGGTAAAGTTTGCGCTCGGCGTTCCAGAATCAAATAGCAGATTTGTCGCGCCATCCCATAGACGCATGCCGTAATCCGCCACCGGCTGCGCCGAAAACTGCGCGACAAAATATCGCCCATTGGGTTGCGCGGTATTCACGTCATATGCTCGGACGTAGAACCCTGTCCAGTTACCAGCCGACCCCACAAGACGCATCATGCAAAGACCTGCAACTGCATTCACAGTATCAGGCCTAACGAACACCAAGGGCGGCTCTTGGGATGTAACAGGCCGAGGAAAGTAAGTGGTCGAGCCAAGCCCGCTTTCCTCGGTGGGCTGATAACGCCCGGAGGCAATAACCATCAGCCTCGCGTATTGCGAGTCAAGCACCACCACATTGCTGTTATTGGAAAACTCCAGTCCGTATGCTTCCGCCATTATGAAAACCTCATGACGATTAGGCGCATGGTTCCCGAGGAAACCGTGCTTGATCCATAAGTTCTGGTGTGGTTGTAGACCCTCGCGACACCGTCAACGAGTTCTGTTTCATGCTGCCTTTGATTAATGTCATAGGTGCCGGCCGGGATCACTATTGCCACGCCGTTCCCCGGCCCCACTCCAGGCACAGCAAAGTCTTGGCTGGTCTTTGTGGAGCCGGAGAACGTGACAAGCGTCGACAGAACAACCCGGATCGTGAATGAATTCTCATCCAACTGGAGCGCAGCATCTGCGCCCCACACCCTCATTCCGTTACTCATTCACTGAGATCTCCCAACTGCACGCGCTTAGTGTTATTGGTGTCGTAGACCCGGACCGATCGATTGGTGACCACCAGTCGGCCGCCGCCAGCGCCTGATCCGTTAATCTCAAGCGTCCCGTCCTTGCGCAGAATCCACCCGCGCTGCCCGGCCACATAGTCAGTCGAGCTGATGAAACTGCCGATCTTGGCGTTGGTGATCGTGCCGTCCATGATGAACGTAGGGCCGAGGAACAGCTGGCCGTTCTGAGCAACGAACGGTGTCGATATCGCTCCTCCCGCCAACGTGTTCACCAGCGCAAACCGATCAGCCGACATAAGGATCTGGCTTTGCAGAATCCCGCCGACGTTCTCAATCCCCGCGCCGATTCCCGCCATAACGTACTGGCCGTTGGAATTGACCTGCAGTTTGACGGTATACAGCGCTGTCAGCTTGCCGTCCGTGGTTGCCTGCGCTGAGCTGACGGTTTGAACCGCTGCGCTCGCACCATTGGCCGTGGCCTGTAACTGATCCAGCTTCGTGGACAGCGCGCCAACTGCGTCCGACCTGGCCGTCGCCTCCGACTGGATGGCTGCCGAGTTGTCGCTCACCTCAGTAGTCAGTTGCGTGATGGCCGTCGCCGTAGAAGCGAGGTTGCTGGTGACGACCTCACGCAAGTCAGTGATCTGGCCGGTGTTTGCCCCCACCGACGCCGTCAGCTGCGTGACCGTCCTGGCAGTGGCTTCGTTCTGCGAGGCTCGGACTGTTGCCTCCTGCACGATGCCTGCTGCACTGTTGTAGCCATTCACAGCATCGGTCAGCTCACCATCCCCATTATCGTCCCGAGACGATGCCTGCAACGCCTGCACACTGGATGCCTGCGCAATGATCGTCGCGCCCTGCTGGCTAACGCTGGAGCTGAGCGCCGCCACTGCAGACGAAGTCGCAGACTGCTCGATGCCCAACACTGCGTTGTTGTCTTTCCAGCCGCTGACTGTGGTGCCTATTTCAAGCTGCGCCCGCGTGTACTCTGCAAAGCCTGCGCTGACCGTATCCGAACCATACAACCGGAAGTAGACCTGCACAGAGGCGGTCCCGGCCGGCAGGTTCGGGAAGTCGTAGACGAGCCGCTGAGTGCCGCCAGTGGCCACGACCCTAGGACCGGACACGGTCACTGCATCGGTACCAGCGGCATTAACCCCTTGAATGAAGACCGCGAACACCAGCCCTGCAGTTGCTCGCACGTTGCACGAAGCAACCACAGAATTACCCGCAGTGACCTTTGGCCGATAACTTGCGCTGACGATTCTAATGCTGCGATAACCCGCAGCCTGGTTAAGGTCGGAAACATCGATACGCTGGGCTTTCTCGGTACTTACCAGCCATGACGGCACCAAGGAAGCGATATGCGTGCCGCCCGTACCAACATCGATTTGCCAACCTTCCGCTACGCCGGCGACTGCACTTTCCTTGGTAAACGCCGGATTGAAAAACAGGTTCTGCCCGCCCGAGTTTCCGAGGCTCGCCGTAACGCTTGTGATGGCCTGGCCTTGCGCCTTTATGTCCTGGCCTTGCTGCGTGACTGTGTTGCCCAGCGCCTGCACCGTGGCGCTGCTGGCTTTACCGGCCAGCTCGGTATTGATTCCCGTGATGGCCGAGCCTTGGCTCGAGAGTTTCCCCTCGGCGTCTGTGACACGATTGCCGAGGGATTGCACACTGCTGGCCGAGGCCTTGCCGTCCAGAGACGATTGCAACCCTGTGATCTGCTTGGCTTGAGCGCTGGTGACGCCCTCAATAGACGTGACCTTTGTTTCTACCGTCTGCACCCGAGACGCCAACCCCACAGCCGTGGCCACCGCCTGGCCAACGTTCAGCCAGTAGGTGCTGTTCGGCGGCGGCGTGTTGACGGGTACGTTCTGCGTGGCCTGATAAATGATGCCGTCAGCACCCAGAACTCCCTGCCCGGCCGAATAAGTATCCCCCGGCTTGTAGGGCATTGAATCGGCAAGGTCGGCGATGCTATCGATCTGCTGCTGCAGTTCCGCCCTTACAGTGCCCAGCGCATCGTCAACGTCAGAAATCTGCTCGGCCAGTGCAGATTTTGCGGCGGCCAAGCGGTCGTTTACCGAGCCTGGACCGTCGCCGTCGATCAGCTCTATTTTTTCAACAAGCTTCTGGCCGAGTTCGGTTTCGGTGATCTGCCCGGCGATCATTTCAAGGATCGCCCCAGCATCGCTGCTGGTCTGGCCCATCACGCCGGCGCCGGTCGGATACCACGGCCCCACGTTGCCGGTCCGGTCCACCAGGCGCGCCCAGAAGAAGAACGTCACGCCCGCCAGCAGGCCCTGCATGACATGTTCCGACTGCGGGTAGGCCAGATCACTGAGTTTCGTGGCCTTGGCCAGGTCGTTCGCCTGGCCGTACCAGATTTCAGTACGCTGCGTGTCCTCCGCACCTGGCGGGAAAGTCCACTTGAGATTGATGCCGAAGATCAGTGATGCAGCAGTCAGCGATGTGACGGCAGGCGGCAAGCTGGTCTTGCCCTGCAAGTTCGTCAGCAGCGACGTGGCCGGCAAGGACGAGACATTCAAGGCGCTGACAGCGCGCACCCTGGCCATGTACTGCCCGGAGTAGATGCCCGGAACATCTACTGACTGTTCACCAGTGCGCGGCACCTTGACCCACTCACGCGAGCCCCAGCGCCATTCCACGTCATAAGCAACCGCGCCTGGCGCAGCGTCCCAACTGATAGTCATGTTGGTGACAGCGATACCCTGCTCGACCACGACGTGCTGTGTGACAAACACGCCAGCGGGCGCAGCCTGCACGCCCACCGGAATGCCGCTGATTGGGCGGATATCCACAACGGCGCCGAAGTCGATGGCGTCGAACTTGCTCGGTTCGTGCTGGATGCAATCGAGCTGGTACTGATGCCATTCCGGGCGCGTGATGTTGCGCACCAGAAACTGCATCGTTTTCAGGTCGTCGTATTCGAGTATCCAGCCGCACTCAGCTTCCGGCACTTCGCTGAAGCTGGCGGCAACGGTAACGCGCCGACCATCAAGCGAGCTGATAACCCGCGCCTCGGTCTTGCCACTGGGCAGGTTCACCCGCAGCTTGGCGCCGGTCGGAAGATCGATGTCCCGGTCAACGGTGATGACCCGCCCCGCCACTTCGCTGATACGCCCGCCGTTAGCACGACCGGCCAGCATGGGGTCAGCCACGGCAATGATCTGCCCTGTTTTCGGAATGCTACCGTCCAGGCCAACACGAAAGGTCCCGCCCCTCGTCTGCGTCTGTTCGGTGATCAGCGCGTACTGGCCCGCTCGCTGCGCCTGGGCGAGCGACGTGCAGCCATAGGCGTCGACGGACAGTTCGTTGACTGATCCGCTTTCGGCAAGCGCCACTTCATCGAATACCGGCTCTTTGTCCGTCGCAAAACTCTGGTCGGGATTGTCCCACGTCACCAGCGCCAGGTTGTGCCGGTCGCGCGCCCGGGTGCCCGAATACTGGATTTCACCATTGTTCAGGATCTGCGACGGGTTGTAGGTGTAGACAGGGTCGCCTGGCATGTCGGCATTGAACGTGATCTGACTGCCGTCCCAAGTGCTCATGCCATGGAAGATGGACGACAAGTCTTGCAGCACTGCGTAGGCATCCGCCTGCTTCTGCAGGTAGATGTTGCAGGTCATCCGGGGGTGCATGCCGCCCATGCCGTTTGGCACCATCTGGTCGCAATACTGCGCAATGCGGTACAGGTTCCAGCGATCCACCATCGTGGCATCGATCCGGTGCCCGAGACCGTAATACGGGTTCAACGCCAGGTCGTAGCACACCCAGGCTGGGTTGTTGGTGTAGGCCTCTTTGAACGTACCGTCCCAGATCCCGTTGCTGGTGCCTGGGCCAGACGTGGCATAGGTCCGCGTCTCCGGGTCATAGTTCGTCGGTACACGCACGATGCGCCCGCGCATCAGCACCGCAATCTTGGCGATATCGCCGCCGAACTGCTGGGCGTCATATTCAACGCAGCCCACGGCGGTGAGCGGAAATTCCTGATCGCTGTCTACGACCTCGGCCACCGCCTCGACGAACATGCTGTCCTGAATCAGCGAGCTGTTGGCTTCGGGCGTGATCCGGCGCACGCGCATAGTCCAACGGCTGCCCACAGGCAGGTTGATGCGGTGACTGCGTTCGTACTTGGTGACGTTCTTGCGGTCTACGAAGTCCGCCAGCATCTGAACGAAAGGCCCGCCATCAGTGGCCAGGTCAATCGCATAATCGATTCGCACGCCGTTGATGTTGCCGCTCTGGTCCTGCGACTGGAGCTGTGGCCAGCTGAAGCGGATACGAAGCGCATCCAGCACCGGGTTGTTCACGGAACGCAGATAAGGCGTGGTGCTGAGCAGCTGCTGGTTTACGTCGACTTCGTTGCTGGACTCGGCAATGCCCTCCAGACGTTGCTGGTTCAGCTCCCCATTGCGGAACTGCCACTTCACGCCTGGGAAATTGACAGTGCCGTCTTCGGCCACCAGCGGGGTTCCGTCGAGCTTCACGGAGCGCAGGCCATCCACCGGACCTACGATAGGCCCCCAGCTCCACAGATAGACGATCCGCGCGGTAGCGATCGAAGCCGTGCTGTTCGCTGCAATCGTCGGCTGCTTCTGGGTCGACTCGCCCCCTTTGGAACCTTGAACGACGAGTTTGCGTGCTGCGCCCATGCGGATCTCCAGGCAATAAAAAACCCGCCGGAGCGGGTTGGGTGTTTTGCGATAGTTAAAGTTGGTCTTGCGTGTAGATGCCGCCCGACTCGACGGCCCCCCCGATCTCTCGTTCGCCGTAGAGCACCGGATAAGGGTTGCCCTGGGCAACGGTGGTCACCGCGCCCCCAAAGCCATAGCTCGGGTTGTTTCCGTCATCGTTGCTGTTGCCGACGCTGGCAGTGGTCGTGGGTGAAAGCATCTGCACCACCCCGCCGAGGCCCGTCGCGGCACCCGCGCCGAGCAGACCCAGGCCGAGCGATGTACTCGTACCGCCGGAGAAAAGGCCGCCCACAACCAGCGCAACGCCAAGCACCACCTGGAACAAGCCAGCCTGCTTGCTGCCTTGGATCAGCGGCACGATGCGGATATCGGTGTTGTCGCTGCCCTGCATGTCGAACTCGCCCTCACCCGCGTTGCGCTTGCCGCAGAACACGCTGAACACAAGGCCGCGCTCTTCGCCGGTCCGCAGAAACTTCTCGAAGCCAGGTTTCATCGCACAAAGGGCATTCACGGCATCGCGCACGCTGTGCACGTCGATGCGGTACTCGCGCCCGAAGTGTTTGCGCAGCACGCCGTACAACTTGATGGTGCGCATGGTCATGGCTTGTATTCCTTGTGGCGCAGGATCAGTTTCACGCGGCTGGCCATCGACCAGCCGTAGACCTCACGGGCAGCCAGGCGACCGGGCATGTGGTGGTAAATGAACGGACCAGACCCGCCAAGTGCCGGCGCGTCCTCGCTGTGCAGGCTGGCATCGGCGCCGAGGTAGATCGCGGCGTGGTTCGGGAAGTGGCAAGGCCTGCCCACTGTCGGGATCTGGAACACCAGCAGGTCGCCGCGTTGGGCCTGCTCAACCCGGACGAAGCCACAGGCCTCGAAGTTCTCTTCGTAATGGCTCGGGCTTTCCGGATCCTCCCACCACAGTTCCTTTCGCTCGAAGTTCGGCAGCGGCAGTAAGGCCTCGCGGGCGTACCAGTCGCGGCAGGCCGACCAGCAATCGAGCAGGCCATGCGAGAAGTCCCGGCCCAGCAAGGGTGCCTGGAAGCCGCTCGGCTTGAACCACTGAATGTCACCGCCAGGCCAGCCCACAATCGCCCAGGGCAATTCATGCAGCTCACAGCTGACCAGATCGGTCATGCTAGGTGTTGCGGCGCGGTCCGGGTGGCTGTGCACGATGGCCAGCACCTCGCCCCTGTCTTCTGCCGCCGCAGCGTCGTGCTTGTCGATCAGGAAGTGCTGCAGCGGGTTGGTGGCAACGTTGCCGCACGGTACGTACTCGCGCCCGGCCTCGGTCTTGATCAGAAGCCCGCAGGCCTCGGCCGGGTGTGACTGCTCGGCGTGCGCCCGCATGGCGTCCTGAAGCTTTTGATTGATTCGCATGGTTATCCCTTGGCGATCAGGCTTGCGCCCATTGAGCCGCCGAACCGGCGGGTATTGCCGCGCAACTTGCAGCTGCTCCACCAGCCCCCGCAGCGGTCAAGCGCAGGGTTGTCGGTGGGTTCGTTCTTCTTGTCGAAATACGCGGTGCCTGTGTAGGCGCAAGCCTCCTGCCGGTACTGGCCGCGCATCGCCCAGCGGCACAACTTGGTGATCTGCTGGGACGGCAGCTGCTGGCCTTCCATGTCGATGGGGCTGGAAAGCTCGAAGCCGACCGCCGAAAAGTTCTCTTCGGTCTTCTGCTCGATCCTCCAAAGGCTGGTGCGGCTTTGATCTGCAGCATCCGGATTGCCGCCGTCGAAGTTCGCGGCATCCAGGAAGTGCTTGAACGTTTCTATCACCTTGAAGCTCGCGCCGGCCAGGTCCCTGAACTGAAGGCAAAGCGCTGACACCGCTCGCGGAATGCCCGACAGTTCATTGGCCAACCTGAGCTTTGGCGTAGCGGGTCGACCGTCACCGCGAATATCGAAGCCGGTGGCCTCGATCTGGATCGGGGAATAAAGCTGCCCCTGCCAGATAATGTCACCCTCATGCTCGTGCCCGTGGAAGCGCCAGAGCGTGGCACCGAGCCGGGTAGCGTCCAGTTCGTACAGACGAATCTGGTTGCCGGGCTCCAGTTTCTGGATGTCCGCGCTGTAAATCATGGTGGTTACCTACGAAAAACCCCGCACTCGGCGGGGTCAGGGTTTGAAGGTTTGCTTGAAGCTGGTAGATAGCGAGTGAAGGCCAGCGCCGAGGGTCGACAGTTTGTAGCCGTTGGCGGTATACCGCCCTTGCCCGCTGCCAGGCGGCGTCCAGAGGAATGACTTGAACCCCTCATGTCGGTCCAGAAAGTCCTGGACCTGCTGGAGCTTTTGGCCCACGCCGAACCGTCCGGTTACCGTCACGTCCCACGCCTGCGACTTGGTGTTGATACCGACGCCGCCTGCCTGGGTGTAGCCGTCGCCGAAGTCGTTCGACCAGGTGCGCTGCTTCACGTCGCCGGATGCGCCGACCTGTACATCAAAATCGAATGTCTCAGCCATTACGCGCGTCTCCAGAGCAGGCCGCCCTGCCTCATTTCTTGCTGGAGCACTTGGCGGATCTGCGCCGCAGCACTGTCGCCTATAGCCTTGCCCTGACTTGCCGCTTCAGCAGCGCTCATGCCTGGCTGCGCCTCGACAGTGACAGGCGCGTTTATGGTGATCGAAGGCCCGCCACCGCCACCGACAGACTTGTCAGCCAGGTACTTGGTCAGGTCGCGGTTCTGGTTCGGGTTGAGCACGCGCTCACCGCCATCAAGCAGCCAGGTGCCTTCCTTCGGGATGTTGTCCATACCGTTGTGGGCCATACCGGCGAGCGCCGATGCGGATACTGCAGCGACCATTGGTGTGGTTGCCGCCGTAGCAGCAAGGGCTGCGGCAGGCGCAAGCTCCGGGCCGATCAATGGAATGCCAGCAGTAGAAGCGTAAGCGTTCAGCGCTGCCTGCGCAGATGCTGCCTGAGCGTTGGCAATCAATCCGGTGGCCGCCGCCGATTGGCCGCTTTTACCAACGAGCAGTTGAATGCCCTGATAGATCAACCATTGAGCGGCCATGTCGCTCAATGCGTTGACAACCGACTTGGACATGTTCCCAGCGAAGTCAGCGATAGCGTCTCCTGCGTCCTCTGCGCCCGTGACCACGTCGGAGAACACGTTGCCCAGGCCGCCGGTCAAATCATTCAGGCTGCCAGACACGAAATCGGCCGCGATCGCCGAGTAGTCTTCGGCCGCATCAACGTAGTTCTGCCAGGCATCACTCACGCCCGCCATCCAGTTGGACTGGGCCTCGTCAATCCGATTGTAATAATCCTGCTGGATGACCATTCGTTCGGCCAGCGCCTCGGAGAGCATGCCTGTCTCTTTGGCGTACAGCTCGGCGCTGATATCGCCGGAGTTGCGCTGCGCCTGGAGGTCCGCAGCCTTGCGCGCGTAATCCTCCTGAATGGCCATATCCTGCTTCAGGCGGTCACGGGCCTTGTCGCCCATACCTGCGCCAGCGAGCTCCATATCGAAGCCGCCGCTAGTGGCAGCATTCTCATCCTTCAATGTGGCAAGGAAGCTGACCGCCTTTGCCTCTTCCTCGTTCGCCACCTTGAGTTTCTGGAGAGCATCCAGCTCTGACGCCAAGCCCTCGAGGCGCTTCTGCTGAATAGCGTTGATACCTACCAGCTTGCCCGATGCGACTTCGAATCGAATCTTGTCCACTTCAGTGGCGTTTTTCTGCGCATCCGCGCTGGTATTGATCAGCGCGATCTGGCGCTGCAGGTCGGTCTCTGAACCCTTGAAGGCATCGCTCAGTTTCTTCGCTGCAGCCGCAGCGTCTTTTGCAGCCTGCTTAGCCGCGTCCAAGGCTTTACGATCTACATTGCTGCCTTTGCCACCCTCATTACTAAAACCGGTGCCGCCGAACAGCCGCTGGTACTCGGCTGCCGCACCACGAGCATCGGAGATGTACTTTTTAATCGCCTCTCCTGCCATTGGTGCCTCTATCGTCTCCTTAAGCCCTGACGCAGCCTGTGCGGCAACACCAAAGCTTATCCTGGCTGCCTCTTCCATCTCTTTGGCATTGGCCGCGAATTCCTTAGAGACATCACCAAAGCTGAGTTGCGAAAGGGCTGCCTGCCCGGAAGAGTCGAGCCTTTGAATGTATCCCACAGCAGTCGAGAACATCCCTATCAGCGTGTCAGATACGATTTTAAAAACTCGGACAACGCCGTCGCCTGCGCTGACAACGAACGCTGTGGCGGTCACCATTGACTCACCAATTTCTCCCACAACCTTCGTCACGCCCCCGCCCGCCTTAACAGAGTCATTAAGATCCTTGGTCATCTGCTGAACCACGGGCATGAAGTCATCGGCTATCTTATTTTTTGCACCCTGCAGGTTCTGGATTAGCCCAGCGAGCTCGCTCGAGAACTCTTTCGAGATGGCTATAGTTTGAACGCTGAGGATAGCGCCAGCGGACTCTGCCGCCTCACCAAGATCCTTGAATTGCTTTCCACCGTTCCGCAACAAAGGAACGAGTGCACTAGCCTCGTCGGCAATACCTTCCATATAGAAAGTCATTTCCGCCTGGGAGACATTGGCCTTTTCTAGACTGGATACATAAAGTTGAAGTGCTTCGGCACTATTCAGCTTTTTGAAACTCTCCGCTGTCACGCCAACCTTCGGCGCGATGACCTCAAAGAAGTCTTTCAGCTCGCCGCCGCCGGTGTTGAAGAAGTCGCCCAGCTTGTCGTTGGTATCCTTGAAGATGTCCGCGAGTTTGTCCTGCTCAACGCCAACGGTTTTCGCGCCCGCAGCGTACTTCTGGAATTCAGTTGTTCCGAGACCGGCCAGCGCTGCAAGGTTAGAGATTTCCTTAGCGCTGCCGGCGGTGTAGGCAACCAGCCCTGTCAGAGCTGCAGGGACGCCAGCGATGGCAACCCCCACGCCTTTGGCCAGGCTTTCAAAGGATTTGGCGATTTCCGCGTTACGCTTCTTGGCCTCTTGACTAGCCCGGTCCAGTGGCCCGGTGAACGATCCAATCCTGGCCACCAAATCCAGTGTAAGCGTGCCCAGTGATTTGCTCATTCAATTATCTCCAGACGAAAAAAAACCCGCCGGAGCGGGTTTCTTAAATGATGGAGTCAGCCCCCAGCATATTTGGTTTTAAGCTCTTGCAGTCTTTTCTGTTCGCGCTCAGTCAACCCTGTGGCATCGTACAAAGCTTTTTTGTCTGCTCCGTCAAGCCGGGTAACTTCAACTGTAAACACAGCATCATCAGTCGCTCTCACCTTGGCCCAGTCGCTGAACATGTTAGGAGCTAGCACCCAATCAGCAGTTTCGCCGGGCTCCAGGCCTCCGCTGATCTCGTAGTTAAAATCATCTACGTACCATGGAACCGACCTACCTGGCGAAGCAATCGTACCCTTGAAATAAGCTCGCGAAATGGCCTTATCAGTATCATTTCTGACTGTAAGCTCTATATAAGGCTTCGGCTTATACGAATACTTTTCTTCTTGCAGATAAAAACGAGACTTCACGACTGTAAACTTTGCAAGCTGCGATTTCGCCGCTTCCGACTTTTTATTTTTCTCTGTCAGATCGTTTATTTCTGCAACCGCTTGCGTGCGTTCCCTAGCCTCACGCTCTTCAGTTATACGCCTCGCTTCCGCAGCGACCTCATCAGCGGTTTTCCCATCCAATACGGACAGCATATTCATTCTTGCTGTCGTAGCATTAGTTTCGCCTTTAAGCATGCGACCGAGGTCCAGCTGGCTTAATGCAACTAATTGCACATCACTTTTAAATTGCTCCTTTTTTTCTCCAGACAGACTTTCTGAAATTTTTGTAATCGACTTTTGAAGAGCTTCGTCTGAGCTTCCATCGAGCTTTGGCTGTCCGCAACCGGATAGAGCCAAAGCTGAAATAAACATTATCGCCGTCCTGCGCATACGTGATCCCTCTTGGTCAGTGAGGCACAGAGTATCAGTACGCAACATTCCGACAAAGCCTATGCCCAGCTTTCCATAGCCTGCTCGAGACTGATGGGTTGCTCAGCCTCATGCGGCATGAAGTCGAACATCTTGTACGGACCGTCCTTGTAATTCACGTTGGCGTACATCATTGCGAGCAATGCCGATCCGCGTTCTACCCGCATGCCGATGTTCAGAGAGCCACGTAGCGCCCGGTACTTCAGCCAGGACCTGAACTCGTTCAGGCTGAGGGTTTCCTTGGCTTCCGCGATCGTACGCCCGCCGATGCCGGCGAGGACGAGCTCGTGCCAGAACTCTTCGTCGTCGGAGAGGGCTTCGTCTTTCCCAGGTTGTTGACCTCGGCAATGACTTTCATCAGCGCCATGGTCAGGTTGCCGTCCAGCGCGCCGCGCTCGGGGTCAGCATCACCGGTGATGTCATCTACTGTGAAGACAGGCTTGCCCTCTTCGTTGCAGATGCTGGCGGCGATCCGGGCGGCATGAACCTCAAGCCTGCCAGCTGCGGAAAGCACATCGTTGATCGCCGTTTGAAACCCCAGCGGCCTGACGTAGACCGTGGCGACGATTTCTTCTTCGCCCTGCTGCCATCTGATTTCTTTCTCAACGGGGCGGCCGGTAAACGCACCGACGCCGCGTAAGCTTTCAAGGCTAAGTTTCATAGGAATACCTTACGCGGCCGGAGCAGTGACTTTGCGGACCCAGACAGAACCGCCGGAGCGCTGAATGGTGCCTGCGGTTTTGACGACAGAGTTCGCCGAGAAATCGAACGGGAAGTCAGACACGTAGCCGTCGATCAGGAACCAGGTGCGATCGTCTGGAAGCTTGAAGTCGTCACCTGTCGCGTTCAGCGTTGGCTTGCTTTTTCCATCAGCCCAGCCAAGAGCCCAGGCGGTGCTATCGATGTCGTCGTTTTCCGAAAGCTCATAAACGCGGACATGCGACTGATTGCGGGGATCGGCATCCACTGAGAAGGTTGCCTGCCCAGGTGTGCGCATACCCCGCATGTATTCACGGGTTTTTTTGCTGAGACACGAAACCTCGATTTGATCCGCCGGGTTGCCGCCGGGGTTGAATGCGGTGATGCATTCAAACTCCACTACCTCCAGCTTCGTTGGGTCTGCGACGGTTGGCATCAGAGCAAAAAGCTGTGTGCCTTGAGTAAGAATCGGCATGATGTTCTCCAAATGACGGGCATAAAAAAACCCGCACTTGGCGGGCTGTAAAGTTGGTTGGGACTACCTGAGCACTATCCAGTCGACATCGAAACTCGACCGGTACAACTTTGTTTCGGCGTCTTTGCTCTCGCCGCCCCAGCGGACCACATAAGCTTGCAGCTCAATGGCGTTGCTGATTGCGGCGGTCACAGCCCTTGCATCGCTGCCAGTGGCTGCATATACGTCGACCTGCAGCGTGAAGCTATCGGCGTCCGGGCGGCCTGCGAGGTAGTTTTCTGGGCTGCCGGTGATGAGCTGCCAGACTGCATACGGCTTCGCCACGCCTTCGGGTGCATCATCGAACGGATAGAGCCTGGTGGGGCTGACGCCGAGTAGTGCCGTTACCCCGGCGTCAGCAGCGCATACGGCGAATATGGGTGCATATGACATCACGCCCCCCCTGCGGCCTTGGCCGCTTTTTTTATCGCGCGGTCAATGGCCTTCTCGTATTCAGTGATGAATGTGTTGGTTGCCTCGGCTATGTTGTCGGCCAAGGCTTTTCGCGCGAATGGATCCGCACGCATTTTGGAAGTACCGAATTCGATCAGGCGCCAATGAGGCGTCGCAGCGTTCGCAGATTTGTCGCCGCCCTTCTTGAGGACAGCGCCTTGCAGAACACCAACCCGGAAACCCAGGTCCCCGCTCGACTTGAACAATTTCCCGTTCCAGCGAAGCGCAACGTTGTCCGCGATAGATCGGCCTGTTTCAGGGTCGTCTATCCGCTGCGCGCCCTCTTTCATTTTGGTGGCCACCAGCTGGGCAGCCTTACGCAGCGCCGACCGCCCGCCCTTACGTTTCATGTCTTGAGTGATCGATTCGAGCTTGCCAACGAGAGAGTCAATTCCCTCGAGCTGAAAATCCACTGAGTCAGCCATCGTTGACCCCCTTGGCCACCAAGATGGTGAGATATTCCAGTCCCGAATCGGGATCGGGCAAAGCCGGGCCTTTGATGTCGTAGGTATCACCCCGGTACAGGATCCGCATAGTCGGCAGCACACCGGCTCGGTAGCGGATCACCATCCGCGCGGTGGCCTCTGACTGGCTGACCTGGGCAGCAATGAAATCCCTGGCGCTCAACGGCTCGACCGCTGCGGGCACTTTGTCCCACACCGTTTGCCAGCTCTCAAGCTCTTCACCGGTTTTAGGGTCCTGCAGTCGGCCCAACGCCTGGAACGTGATGCGATGTCGAAGTCGGCCGGCACGCATTACACGCCCATCCCGATGCGGTATGGCATCAGCAGCGACTTGGACGCCAGAGGGAGCTCCGTGGCAATAGTGCCGATCACCACTTCCTCGCGGTTGGCGAAGAGGTTGCCCAGCTTGAGCAGGCATGCCGCCTGTATAGCCTTGTTGATCACGATGCCGAAGTCGTCCATATCTATCTGCTCAAAGCTTTCAGACAATGACTGGCGAGCGCGCTCGCGAAGACGGCAGCGAATGTCAGAGTTTTCTGGGTCATCGGCCAACTCCAGCGCAGCCCGGTAGGCAGCTCTCGCGGCTTGAGTTCGCTGAACGGTGTCAGCCTTCGCCTTATCCACATCAGCCTGATCGGCATAGAACCGGCGCTGCAAAAACTGCATAACAGCTTCCTCCGCGGCGCCCAGAAATTCCTCCACGAGCGGCTGATCCTCGGATTCTGCATGCAGGTGATGCATGGCCGTTTCTATGCTGATGACGGGCATGTGTCACTCCTGAGGCGGTTGGTTCTGCTCGGTTTGTGGAGGCGAATTCTCGCCCTGAACCGGCGGTCCTTCGCTAGGAACATCAGGTTCAGGATTGCCAGCGGGATCCGGTGTGGTGGAGGCCGAAAGTTTGGCCAGTTCGTTTTCGGCCTCTTCTTTCTTGCCGATAAAGTCACCGACCTGAGCGCCCTCAGCGTCGACAACAATCCAGCGCTGCCCCTTCTTAGCAATCGTCAGCGCCGAGCGTTCGCTAGAATTCGAGGTCAGAGCTGCTCCGACCTCGCCCACGATCTTGCAAAGATTGAGCTGCTCCAGCTCCTTGGCCAGCCATACAGGCGCGGCATAAGGCTCGTTGTCGGTATCACGGATGATGCCGCGGTCCTCGTAAGCCCTCAGCGGCTTGATCAATAACTCTGACATGTCTCACCTCGGTGGGCCGGGGGTGCCGGCCACTTTAGGGGTTGGGCAGCTTAAGCCGCGGCGGCCGCAGCCGTGAGCTTGCCAGTGACGAAGGCTTCGGTACGGTAGATGGAAAACGCCAGACGCTCTTCGGCGCGAAGCGTGACCATGTTGTTTTCGAAGTCCTTGTCGTTCTCGGTAGAAATCAAAACTTCAACTTCCATCCGGTCGAAGATCTGCGCACCAAGTTTGAAGGCTCCCACCAGGAAGTCGTTTGGCTTCATGGCTTGGGTCGCGACTACCGGGCGATTCCACAGACGAGCCGCAGTGCCTTCCTGCGGCTGACCGATCAGATAGCGGCCCTGGCTGTCTTTGATCAACTCGATCAGCGCCCAGTCAGTTGGGTTGAGCACGATGCCATCCGAAGGGAACTCTGCCAGCTCGGATTGAAGAAGGGCCAGGCGAATCCGGTCGATGCGCTGTTCGCCGGTTACGGTCCAGCCAGCTGGAGACGCGTATTGGTTTGCAACCGGAACGAGCCCTTGCAGATTTGCACCTGCTCCGCTGCCGTACAGCAACTGAGCCTCTTCAGCGAGCAGCAACCCATAACGAGCGCGCGCGTCGATGTAGCTCTGCAAAGCCTTTGCGTCATCCAAAATCTGACGCGAGGCTTTGAACAGGTGGGCGATGGTACGAACCGACGCCGTGACCAAGGCGGTCTCAATTTCGGAATACGGTTTTGCAGAGCCCTCCGCTACGGTCGCAGCATTGTTTGTAAAGCCTGTTTCGCGGACATACTCAAGCGAGCCCGCCTCAGTCTCGCCGGGTGCAATCAGATCGCGAATGGTGGCCCGACGCATGCCCGGCAGCGCGACAGTGTCCAGGCGCTCCGTGGCCGCCAAGCCACCGGCGGATGTGGTGGTGATAGCGGCGCGGGGTACGGAAACGCGACGGGAGCCACGGAAAGACGAATTGACGCCTTCCATGTGTTCGCTGGTAACAATCAACTCGCCAGCGGACTTCGGGCTCTCGATGCGCTGAGTGTCACGGTTGGCATTGACAAGCTTTTGCTCAGCTTCCAGAACGCGAGCCTGCAGTTCGCCCTGTTTCATCAGCAACTCGTCAACCTTGGCACGAGTCTCGGCGTTCATCTCACCGTGACGGGCGATTTCCTTGTTGCTGGTCTCCGCCTGGGATTTGATCTGGTCGCCAATGGTCTTAAGGCTGGCATTCAGCTCGGTGTATTGCTTTTCGAAGTCGCTCATTGCGATGGTCCTTGGAAAGATTTGAGGATGTCGGATGCCGCGCTCAGGGAGGCGGTGAGGTCTGGCGCGACAGCGCGGGGCTTATCGGACGAGGCAGCGTATTGCGTACCCCCGCCAGCAGCGCGCGGCGTGCTGGACTTGAAATTGGCGAAGAGTTCGCGGCGTTCGCTGCGGGCCATTCCGGCTTTTGCCAAAGCGATATCCATAGCCTTCAGCGCGTTACTCTGCTGGGCCTGCTCGTCTTCACGCTCGGTGATTTCGTCAGAAGAGAGAACGGCCGTAGCAAAGCCGAGCTCAACTGCTCGTCGGCCGCGTATGAACGTCTCGTCATCCATCATCTCGGCAATGTCAGCAACGGTCTGGCCGCTACCTTCCGCATAAAGGTCGGCCATCGCAGCGTCGAACTCTTCCATCGTGTTCGCGACATCGCGCAAGTCATGGCGGTTGCCGACGGCAAGCGTCCAGCAGTTGTGGATCATGAGAAACCCGCTGCTGGCCACTTCGCGCGTTGCACCGGCCATGTAAATCACCGAAGCAGCCGAGGCCGCCAGGCCCAGGACCTTGGTTGTGATCGGCTGGCTGTGCTCGCGGAGCCGGTTGTAGATGGCCAGGCCCTCGAACATGTCGCCACCTGGCGAGTTGATATAGACCGTGGCTGGCTTATCGCCGATTGAGCGAAGGGCCGCGTCGATACGCGAGACGGTAACGCCTTCCCCGTACCAGTCCTGGCCAATAACGCCGTAGATGGTGATGGTATCGCTGGTGGACTCCACGGCCGCTTTGATGGCCGGATTCCATCTGTCGAGCGCGCGCGGGCTCAGCTCGCAGTTAAAACTGCCAGCCTTGGATTTTGGTTGCATGATTTATTCCTTCGAGTTTGCCGGCTGATCTAGCCAGTTCTGTAGAGCTGCCCTTGCGGCTTGCCCGTCATCGCCCTGACCCAGTTTGTCGATCGGCGAAAGGTTGGTTTGCACAGTCAGCACACCGGCATTTCCGCCCATCTTGGGCAGGTTCTCTTTCATGCGGCATTCGTCGCGGGTGTAGATGCCGTTTTGCACCATCCCCGAATACAGCGTTGCCCGTGCGGCGCTATCAGCACGCATCAAGCCTTCAATGGAAAACTCGGGGTAAATCTGACGGCGCTGCGCTGGCGCCAGCAAGCTGCGACTGATCCCTTCCTCGATGCGGCGCATGTAGCTGCGCAGCGTGAAGGTCAAAAATCGCAGTAGTTTCTGCTCAAGGCCGGTACCCCAATTCGATGCCTTATCGCTGTAACCGACCAGCGTCGGGTCCACCATATAAAAACGGCAGATTTCCTCGGCGCTGTACTCTCGAGATTCCAGCAGCTGAGCGTCCACTGGATTGATACCAATCACCTTGGCGGAAACACCCTTCTCCAAAACCGGTGATTTACCGGCATTCATCGCCCCGCTAATGCGTTGGACATAGTCGCGAAAATCGTCGCGCTGCTGCTTGTTCAGCGTTGCATCAACCTCAAAGGCCACGGTTTGGTGCATGCCGTTTTTGAACGTGGAGCTCGCAACGTCCTCTGCCGACATTGCCGCGCCGAATACGTCGGCGCCGTAGGCGATGGGTGAGAGCCCGATTTGCCCATCCAGAGAGAACGCAGGGATATGCATCATGTTGCTGCCAGCAATATCGCGGAGCTGCCCGTTTTTTTCCCGGTACCGGTAAAGAATCTCGCCGTTGTCCGCGACATCCAAATCCATGCGGTTGGGCAGCAGGAATTCAAGCGCTACGATCCGGCCGCTTATACGGATGATCTCGACAAAAGCGTTACCCCGCAGCAGCATCGAAGCTACTACGGCCTCCCAAAACTGCACAGCAGTCATGCGGCTGTTCGGGTTGGTGTTAAGAATCCAATGCAGGTCATTGTCACCGGCCACCTCACGACCGCCATCAGGCATGCGCCGGTATAGGCCGAGCGGCAGCGTTGCGATCGTTTCGGAGATGAGGCGCACGCAAGACCAGCAAGCGGCCAGGCGCATGGCTTTGTTGATCGTCACGGTTTTGCCATTGGCGGATGTGCTGCCCACGGTTTGCGCCCAAATTCCGGAAGCGCTGCCGGAGAGCGACCTGCCCACCCAATCGATTATTGATGACCGAGGCGCGTTGATTGCACCGGTCAAAACGGATTTGAAAGACTTAGCCACCGGTCAGTCCCCTTCGAATGAATGCTGCCGCTACGAAGCACGACGAAGCAGCGGCAAGAAGCGCCCAACCCACGCCAAGCAGTACGTAAACGCCTGCCACCGCAAGGGCAAAGCCCAGCACTGCAGTCAGCAGGTAAATGATTGATGCTGTGTTCATTCGAATATTGGGTCCCGGATTGAATCCATGAATCGGTCCACGCCGCCATCGCCGGCAACGACTTGCATCATCGCCCGCCCGACCGACATGATCAGTGCAACAGCGCCATCGATCTTGTTGTCATCGCCCTGTTTGATGGGCCGTACTACGTCGTTGTTACCGGGCATGTTTTTGCCGATCACGTTGCCGATACACCAGGTCATTATCGGATTGCCGTCATGGTGGAACCTTCCAGCGGTGATAGCCGCTTCCAGCTCTTTCATGGCGTCAGACATGTTGGTGTAGTTCTGGGTGATGGTGATCGGGTTGAAACCTTCGTCGTCGAGGTCATGGCTCAACCCAGTAGCACCGTGTGGGTCAATCGGCGACTCGCGCAGCGGTGCGTGTTTGTTCGCCTCTTTTGTGTCTTCGAGGATTTCGCGGTAATCGATCTCGGCACCATCCGAGACCTCAAGGTGTTTCGAGTTCAGCCAGGCCTGGAAGCGCTCGGACATCCGCTTGTTGTCGCTGTCATAAGCGGTGTCGTATGGCACCCAAAACTTGGGAGCCACGCTGTAGTAGTGAGTCTTTCCGTCGATCACCCTCCAAAACAGGCGCGCCCTCGAGTTCATGTCCAGCTTTCGCGCAAGGTCGAAACCGGCGATCCACTCTTGCCCCTCGAATTGATCAAGCGTAAGGGAGGTGTCCTCGCAGGCCTTCCAGTCCTGCATATTGAAGAAGCCAGACTTGGCGCTCACCCAAAGGTTGAGGTGCTTCGTTTTGAAGGTGTTGGTGAACCGAGCCGAGCGGATCGCTCGGGCCAACTGGCTTTCCAGGTACTCCTGAAACACGGATACGCCATGGTTCGGATTGGCCTTGGCCAGCATCTTGGGATCGGTCCAGTCGTCGCCCTCATCAAGCGTCCAGATCCAGCCGAACAGCTCGTCGTCGGGTACCGTGCCGGCAAGCATTTCGATCACCTGGCGGCGCTTGTCGTAACAAGGCCCCTCGATGTCAGCGCCGGCCGTGGTGATGATGAACATCAGCGGCTGACGCCTTGCCCCCATGCCGGTGAGCATCGTGTCGTACTGAGCAGACGTTGGGTGTTCGTGGTATTCATCGACAATGGCGCAGCTGGGTGACGCACCGTCGCCCGGGTTGCCGATAAGCGGTTCGAACCTGCTGAAGTCGGACGGGATGTTCATGTTCGAGGCATTGACCTCGATGCCCGCCGCCTTAATCAGATTGGGCGACTTCGTCACCATCAGCTTCGCGGGCCTGAACACTTCCCATGCCTGCTTCTCGGTAGTCGCTCCGGAATAAACTTCGGCGCCGTACTCATCATCAGCAACGAACATGCCGATGCCTACGCCACCGGCTACGACTGACTTGCCATTTTTGCGCGGCACTTCCCAGTAGCTTTCACGGAACCTGCGGTGCCCCCCCTTCTTTTTGACCCAACCAAACGTTACCGCCAGCCCAAACAGCTGCCACCCCTCGAGCGTGATCCGTTGACGCTTGAAAGCCCATTCGCCCTTGGTATGTGGCAGCAGCTGGATCAGCTTGAGCTTTTTCTCAGCCTTCGCCGGATCGAACTTGAACCTGAACCCGCGCTTGCGGCTGGCTGCCATGTCATCGAAATGGCGCTGCACTGCCTGATGGATGTACCGACAAGCTGGCACCTTTCCACGTAGCAGAGACCTACCCCAAACCATCGCTTTATCAACGTTGGGGTGGGCGGACTTAGCCATTCAGGATCTCAATAGTTCTTCGAATTCGTTGGTCTCTTTTTCCTTGTTTCCTCCGATAAGACGTGTGCGGTTGGCCGGGTCAAGGCCGAGCATCGCCCCGAACGTAACCATTTGCCTCATCGTTTCGTTCGCGGCGGTCAGTGCCGGGTTTTTCATCGGTCCGCCGGTGGCACCAGTAACCACGATGCCGTGTGCCTGGACTGACTCCTGCGCCATCCGCCAGTTGTCGTATGCAACGCAGAACGCTTCGACGTTGTGTAAATCAGTTATCGCGACCACGTTTTCGCGCAGAAGCTCGGGAACAATCATCTTCCACATCTGCGAAGCGCGGTCGCTGAGCCATTCGGGCGGATCAACATTTGTGATCTTCGAAAAAGCGGGCTCGGCCTTATTCAGCGCGCGTTTGCCGGGATTTCCGGCTAGTGCTTTCTTGGCGGTCGGCTTGGGTTTGCGACCACGGCCGGCGACCGTGGCGGTACCTCCCATCGCGCAACTCCAGAATTTTTAATTTCGCGGGTGTAAAAAAACGATTGAGGGCGCGGTCTAGAAGCGAAAGGGACCAGACTTTTGACCCTCCCCCACCGCACCAGACTGGTGCGCGCACCATTTCGGTGCATTTTCGTGAAATTCGACGAGAATCGTTCTCGTTTCGGTCAGCGACGCCGGGCTGCCTGGGTGTTACCCCATCCGCCGTCCTCTGTCGCCGTCTTCGTGCTGTGGCATGGGTGACACATGGCCTGCCAGTTGGATCGATCCCAGAACAGGTCCATGTCACCCTTGTGAGGAATGATGTGATCAACGTCTGTCGACGCTGTCACACGTCCAATGCGCTCGCACTCTACGCAGAGCGGATGCTTAGCCAAGAAGCCCTTGCGCGCCTGTTGCCACTTGTAGCTATAGCCGCGCTGGCTGCTGGTCTCGCGTTGCTTCTCCCGCTGCTTTACTTCGAACTGCTTGCCTACATCCTTATGGGCGTCACAGTACCGAGGGTTGCGGGTTAATGTGTTGCAGCCCTGGGCATTGCATGGCTTCTGCGGCCTCAGCGGCATGGTGTACCGTCCAGGTAGGTGCGGGGCTGGGTATCGGGGTCTTCCGGTTCTTCTTCACTCAGTGCGTCGATCAGCAGCGTCTGTTGCTCTGCCATCCGCTGTAGCAGCTCGGTCTGGCTCTGCAGCAGCTCGGTCTGCTTCATCTGCTCGGCCAGGATCTGGCTTAGCAAGGAGTTGCTGTGCTCGTTCATATGCCACCTTGCTCCACTTCCTGATCCACTCGCGTCGGGCTTCGCAGCCACTACACGCCATGAGGTATGACCTGTTCGCCGCGTTCCAGAAGGGACGTTCCGCCCGATGGGACATTGGCACAGCCTTCAGTCACAAGGCAGCCACCTTGCGCATACTGGCGTTCCTCGACAGCCAGGGCGGTGACCTCGACCATGATGGTGGGGACTTCGTGCGGGTAGACTTCAATGATCGCCTTCCAAAGGCCGCCAACGTCTGCGCGCAGAGTGACGCCGGTAACACCACCCAGCTCACTACCATCAGAGAGAATCACCTTGGTGCCATTGGCTAGGTGCGGGGCGTTCGGGCTCTCTTGGGGGCCTGGAACGATCGCGGCCACCCGGAGTGTCTTGGTGTCGGTCATGAATTACTCCACTGTGCAGCGCGGCCAGATCGACCGGGCAAAGGCAAGCGCGCCTGCGTGATCGAGGGCGCACTCAAGAAGGATCATCGGGAAGGGTTTGTGGCCGGGTGTCGTGACCATCCAGTTCTTCTTGGTGATAGTCACTTGGCTTTCTTGCTGATCAGCTGAATGGATTGTCCGAACGGGCAACGCCTTTGGTCAGCCACATGCAAGCCTGCTGCAAGTTGGTGACCGCAAGGGCAATGGCACGCTGATCAACATCGGGGATGGCTTTCAACTGCTTCACCAGATGAGCTGCGTCAGCCTCAAGGGCTTTTATCGAGTTGATACCGTCGATCTCCGACTGGCTCAGGTCGCGGTAGCCGGTGATTTTCTTGTGCTGGTTATCCATGATCTTTCCTCTGTGGTTCGCGCCACGAAATGGCGGTGTCTGAATTTGTGGCGCGCTATGGCGTCTGCCGCTCTACCGCCTCGTTGACCTTGTCAGCGGCCTTGCTGGCCACTTCTGCCGCTTCGGTGGCCTTGCCGGCTGCACCTTCAACCTTTACAGCTGCATCGGTCGCGGTCTTGGCCAGCTTGTTCAGGCGCATGTCGCGCTGCACAGTGGCCTCGTCATAACCCCGGCGCACCTCGGCGACCTGGGCGCTATACCAACTGGCAAGCGACCATTGCGAGGCACCGAAGCCCAGAGCAAACGACCCAGTCACCAGCAGCGAGGCAATCACCCATACTTCAAGGCGACGCCACCACCGTCGGGCGATGAAGTCTCTAACGCATCTTTCCATCAGTTGATACCTCCGAGCTGTGAACGCAGACGGGCTATCTCAGCGCTTTGGCTGGTCACCTTGTCAGTGAGCTGAGCAACCTGGCCGGTCAGGGCTTCAATCTTCCCTTCCATCCGGCCGACAGCGGCAGCCAGCTCGTTGCGTTCTTTGGCGAACTGGTCGGCTCGGGCCTCAGCCTCTTTGCGAGCAATGCGTTCAGAGTCGAGCAGTTCGTTCAGCCTGCGGACGGTGCCGAT